CGACCTGACTGCCCTCGGCCTCGGGGCTGACTCCGCCACCCCGCGACCCGACTCGGGGCTCTAAAAGATGTTGTTGCCTGCCCGTCACCCGTCGCCCGTCGGTCGCACGGCTCCCCGAGTCGGCACCGGCCCCGCCGTCACACCTCGCGCAGCGACGGTTGACGGCGGGGTCGGGGGCGACTGCCGTGCGGATCGACCGACGGGCACGGGGGCGGCGCAGGTAACCGCCTGCCCGGAGCCCCGAGCCTTGAGGGAGCGGGGCGCGCGGTGTCTGCAAGGCCGCGACTACGGCCACGCCGCGCTCCTCTACGCCCAGGCCGAACACCTGACCCGGATGCTCGACCCCGATGCACCGGACCTCGCAGAGCTAGCCGTGCTCGCTCACCACTGCCAAACCCGTGCAGCCCAGCACACACGCTGAAAAGGAACTGAAGACCATGATCAACACCATCCAAGCCCGCGTTCTCGGTGCCATGCGCTACTCCATGGACGGCGGCATCAAGGGCGCCAAGATCACCCTGATGAACGAAGCCGATCCCGACAACGAGAACCGCATCGGCCACGAAGTCATGACCATCTCCGCGCCCTACGAGATCCTCGACCAGCTGCGCGCCCACGCACCCAACATGCCCTGTAACCTCGAGATCGACGCCGAGATGCGCGTCTCCCAGGGCAAGATGACCATGCACGCCATCGCCGTGCGCAAGCCCTCCGCGACCGGCCATCCCAAGGCCGACGCCAAAGCCACCAGTTAAGCGAATCCTGAGCCATGGACGCTGACCAGTTCACCAGTCTGTGGCTCCTGGTTTATTGCATCGGGCTCGTTGCCGTTTTCGGGCTCGGGGCAATAAAGGGGGGCCAACGATGATGACCGTTCCCGAGCTCATCGGCTCCCTGATTAGTGCCTACGCCCTCGGTTGGGTGTGGGGAACCTCAATGCTTGCCTTCAAGCGCTTTATGGAAGTCTCAACATGACCATCGCAACCCAAGCCAAGCAACGCATCGCTCACGTTCGTGCCACCCTCGGCCGCAAGTCGCTCGCCATGACCGCCGGGGCCGGCGCCCTGGTCGTCTCCGGCTTCGCCTCCGCGACCACCAGCGATCCCTCCGCCGCCTCCCAGGCGTTCAGCGAGCTGCAATCCCAGGCCAGCGACATGGCTAGCCAGGCATGGCCCGTCGTCACCGCCATCGTCGGCTCGCTGCTGGCCATCGGCCTGTTCAAGAAGTTCGCCAACAAGGCCACCTGATCGGCCTCACGCCACGAGGGGGCCCCACCGGCCCCCTTCTTCGTTCCACCCCCGGTACCGAGACTCCCGCCATGATTCGACGCCTTTTGTTCCTGGTTGCCCTGGTGCCGGTGGTGTTTTTGGTTTCCACGTCGGCTCAGGCCAGTTGGCATGTGTATAGGTCCTCTAATGTTTATGACGGCGATCTTTCCGCTCAGTGCGCTAAAGCCGAGGCTGACATTCAGCGTTATTTAGATTCTGATTTTGTGGTTTGGCTCGACTGGGTTCGACGTGAAAAACCTGAGGGTCAGTCTACAGCGTACTGTATTGTGGACATCCATTATGCGGATGCTAATGATGTTACGGATACTGACTTCACTCATACCCTCTACAACATCACTTACACCGACGAGCAGTGCCAGTCCCAATACGGCCACGCCACCGTCCTTAAGGGTGAACTTGAATCCCCGCCCTACGACACCGGCGCCTGTTCACTGACCCCATCCGGCAAGGGCGTCGGCGTCTGTACCACCACCAATGCCAACGGCGATACCGCGCCTGACGGCCAGTGCTATCTGACCGGCGATTTCACTGCCACGTCCACCGGTGAGGTCAATACTCCGGACAGCGGCAGCAACGTCGACTCTGGCGGCGAACTCTCCGACGCCTTCACCGAAACCACCGATCCGTCCACCTGCTCCGGCGGCTATGTCGGCTCCGGCGGTTCTTATTACTGCTATTCCGGCGACGCGGCCGACATCAATGTCGGCGCCTTCGACAGTGCCGGTAATCCGATCACCCTGGACGACCAGGGCGCTTACGACGCCAACGGCGACCCCATCACCGTCACCGACGGCGCGTATGACGCCAGCGGCAACCCCATCGAGGTCGGCGGCGGCCTGTCCATTGGTGGGGGTAGCTGGGGGGATGCCGGTTCGGGTACCGATTCAGGCACCGGCACCGACACAGGGACCGGCACCGATTCGGGTACGGGCACCGACACCGGCACCGATCTGAGCGGCGTGCTGGATGCCATCAGCGGCGTGAAGGCGTCGATTCAGGACGGTTTTCAATCGCTGGTCGATACCTTCACCAGTACCGACGGTGCACCCACGGAAGACGCCGTGCGCGCCGACTTCGACGGCCAGGGCATCGGCGACGAGGTGATGAATGATCTCACCAGCCAGAACGACACCACCCAGGGCGACCTGAACGACCGTTACCAGACGCTGTTCGAGGATGACGGCAGCATCATCGGTCAGGCCGTCGGCGCGGTACGTGACACCGTGACCGGCTGGATGCCCACCTTGCCCGGCGGCGGCACCTGCTCCCCGCTGACCTTCGAGTTCAACGGCCACGTCATGACCATCGACTGCCGCGTCTTCGATCTCATCAAGGCCGCGCTGTCGTGGCTGCTGTTCTTCTTCACCACCTACCAGATCACCATGATGGCCCTGTCCTATCGCAACGGGGCGGAGGGGTAATCCATGGGTGCCATTCTCGCTCGTCTCGCCCGCATTCTGGTCCCCGCGCTGGAAGCCCTGCTCCTCAACTTCGGCAAGCTGTTCCTGCGCTTTTACTTCTGGTTCAAGGTCGCCCGCTTCGGCCTGTTCCTGGTCAAGGTGGGCGTGGTCCTCGGCCTGATCACCGCCATGGCCAGCGGCATCGACGCCCTGGTCCAGGGGCTGTCCGCCTCCATGCCCGCGCTGCTCGCCGACGGCATCGGCCGCATCCTTCCCGACAACTTCGCCGCCTGCGTCTCCGCCCTGGTGATGGCCAAGTTCTTCGTGTGGGCCTTCTCCATCAAGGACCGGCTCGTGAATCTCGGGGGAATCTGATGGCCGTCTACGTCGTCACCGGCAAGCTCGGCGCGGGCAAGACCCTGGTCGCCGTCGGCAAGATCAAGGACAAGCTCAACCGGGGCTGCAAGGTCGCCACCAACCTGGATATCCGGCTTAACAAGCTGATCGGCCCGACCGCGAAACAGACCCGTTTCTACCGCATCCCCGACAAGCCCACCCTGCCCGATCTCGAGTCCATCGGCCGGGGCACCGAGAGCTACGACGAGGCGAAAAACGGCCTGCTGGTCCTCGATGAGTGCGGCACCTGGTTCAACGCCCGCAGCTGGAACGACAAGAGCCGTCAGGACGTCATCAACTGGTTCCTCCACGCCCGGAAACTCGGCTGGGACATCATCTTCCTGATCCAGGACCTCTCGATCATGGACAAGCAGGCCCGCGTCGCGCTGGCCGAGCATGTCGTCTACTGCCGCCGCCTGGATCGTCTCTCGCTGCCGTTCATCGGCTCGCTGTGGTCGCTGTTCGCCGGCGGCAAGGTGCCCATGCCCAAGCTGCACATGGGCATCGTCAAGTACGGCGATTCCCCGACCTCGCTGGTGGTCGAGCGCTGGACCTACACCGGCCGTTCGCTCTATCCGGCCTACGACACCAAGCAGGCGTTCTCCGATCACTACCCCCACGGCACCTACACCCAGCTGCCGCCCTGGTACACCCACGGCCGCCTCCGCGTGCCCCGCGATCTGAGGTTCGTGATGACACTGACGCGCATCTACTGGAAACGCTTCAACCGCCCGCTGCTCGCCCTGGTCGGCTTTGCCCTGGGCATCGTGCTGACCACCTCGGTGCTGCTCGTCGATCAGGTCGACGCCCGCGCCGACAACACCCCCACCCCGGCCGCCGCACCGGTCGATCTCACCCGCTTCGCCGACTACCGCATCACCGGCTATGCGCGCCTCGGCGATACCACCACCTACCGCCTTCGTGATGGCGACAACCGGCCTGCCACCAGCGACGACCTCGCCCGTCAGGGGCTACGTCTCGTCCCGGTGGACGCCTGTCACCTCCGCCTCGAACAGGGAGCCGATCATGTGCAGATCACTTGTTAGCCGCAGCGTCGTCGGCGTTTTCCTCGCCCTGCTGTCGGCGATGGCCTACGCCGTCCCCATCGAAATGCAGGACGCCAGTGTGCGAGATTTCGTACGCTGGTATGCGGAAAAAACGCACACCGCGCTCGCCCTCGATCCCTCGGTGGACGGCACCCTGACCGTCTACGCCCCCGACGTCAGCGACCAGGAGCTGCCCGCCTTCTTCCGCGGCGTCCTCGAGGCCCACGGCTATCAGATCGTCCCCGGCGAACCGCCCACCGTCACCCCCACGGCACCGGGCGACTTCACCCAGGCTCTGGACACCGGCCCGCGCGCGCCCCAGGCCACCGCCATTCTGCGCTTCGATCATCTGCGCGCCGCCGACGTCGCGCCGCTGGTCGATGCCTTCCTGAACCGCCGCACCACCGCCGCCCAAGGCAGCACCGACAGCCAGGTGCTCCCCGCCGCCAACGCCCTGCTGGTCAGCGGCGACGACCAACGCATCCAGGCCCTGCAACGCCTGCTGCCGCGCATCGACGTCACCCGGCCCCAGGTGCTGATCCGCGCCATCCTGTTCGAGACCAACGACGGCGACACCTTCGACCTTGGCGTGGCCCTGGGACGGGCACGAGGGGGAGCCGGGCTCGCCGGGGGCGTGAACACCAACAACCTCGGCACGAGCCTGTCCACGCCCGGCGGTTCGTTCGGCATCTTCGACGGCAACGTCCTCGCGCTGGCCGTCAATGCCCTGGAGCGCAACAGCCAGGCCAAGGTCCTGTCCACGCCGCAGATCCTCACCCTCTCCGGCAAGGCCGGGCGCATCTCGGTGGGTCAGAACGTGCCGTTTGTCACCGGGCGCGTCACCGGCCAGGCCGCCAGCGTCGAGAACCCGTTTCAGACCATCGAACGCCGTGACGTCGGGGTCAGTCTCGCCGTCACCCCGGTCGTCACCGGGGCCGGGCTGGTGATCATGGACGTCCAGACCCAGGCCGACAGCCTCTCGGACTCGCTGGAGGCCAGCGACATCATCACCAACCAGCGCAGCATCACCACCACCGTGCAGATTCGTTCCGGCCAGACCGTGCTGCTGGGCGGGCTGGTCAGCGATGAAACCAGCCAGCAGACCTCCGGCGTCCCCGGCCTGTCGTCTTTGCCGCTGATCGGCCGGTTGTTCGAGAACACCTCGACCAGCGCCCAGCACCGCAAGCTCTACGTCCTGCTGCAAGCCACCGTCCTGCCCACCCTGGAGGCCACCTCATGACCACCGCATCCACGGCCGATACCGCCGTCCTGTCCCGTCCCGATGCCGCCCGCAACGCCTGGGTGCCGCTGGCCCAATGGCTCGCCCTGGTCACCATGACCGTCGAGCATGCCTGCCGCTTCCTGCTGCCGGCCGATGCCGCCGTCACCCCCTGGGCGATCACCGCCGGACGTATCGCCTTCCCGCTATTCGCCGGGATGGTCGCCTGGCACGCCTGCTACAACACCCGCGATCCGCTGCGCTACGCCGGGCGCATTCTGCTCATCGCCCTGGCCGCCCAACTGCCCTATCTCGCGGTCCAGTCGGTCGACCGGCTCAACGTCTGCTTCACCCTGGCGGCCGGGCTGCTCACCGTCGCCGCCATCCAGCGCCTCGAGGACGTCTGGTACCGCTATGCCGCCGCCCTGGTCGCCGTGGTCGTCTGGCTGCTCGTCGGCGATCACTTCGAGTACGCCCACCTCGGCCTGCTGCTGGTGCCCGCCTTCTGGGCCGCCTTTCACTACCGGGGCCACCCGCTGCCGCAACTCGCCGTGCTGGCCTTGGGCGCGCTCATCAATGCCGGGGCCCTCAACGCCACCATCAGTCTGGCCACCGTCGCCGCGCTGCTGGTCCTCAGCCAACGCCCGTCACTGCCTCACCGGCTCCGGCTCACCGCCCCGCCGCGCTCGCTCTGGCTCGCCTGGTATCCGGGTCACTTCGCCCTGCTCGCGCTGTGGATCGGGCTGCACACGGTGGCGAGACCCGCCCTGTAGCACGTCTCGCAGAGTGACAACGACCACCGCGATTACTGGCCAATAACGATCATTACCGGACACAGGGTTTTTTATGAATCACCGTTGGGAACGCTATTCACGGGAATCACTGCAACACGGCGAACAGGATGCACGCGGGACGCTGTTCATCAGTCCCAAGGGCCAACGCGAACTCGATGGCATCCGCCTGCTCAACGCCGGGGTCGACACCGTGCGGCAGCTATACACCGGCAAGCCCTGTCTGGCCCACTTCGATCACATCATCAGCGCCTATCAGGAAGGCCGGGGAGCCACCCTGGTGCTGTTCGATCACGTCTGGTCGGTGGGCGCCGGGGCGGCCGGTTCCGGCTTCCGCTACCGTCTCCAGAACAACGACCTGGGCGTCATCGTCTTCCTCCAGGCCCGGCACACCAAGGTCGACACCCTCGGCACACACGTCAAAGTCGAGCTCTCGCCGCACTTCATCCAGGAGCGCAGCCCCGAGCAGTGTCAGGCGTTCATGGACACCATCGCCGCGCACCTGCTGGCCCATGCCGAGCCCCACGGCTGCGCCGTGCATCTGGCCCTCGACGTCCAGGGCTGGCAGCCACCCCGCGACTTCATGGAGCGCTTCGTCACCCGCTCCAAGCGCGTCACCCAGCTCAACGGCCTGTCCGATCTGGAGATCACCAGCGGCGAAGTCGCCGCCCAGTACGCCTACGGGCAAAGCTACCTGTTCGGCACCGCCGGGGCGTTGCAATGTGCCCTCTACAACAAGACCCGCGAAGCCCACCGCCGCGACAAGCTGCACTTCTGGCAGGGCATCTGGGAACAGGCCAGCGGCGACGATCCCCTCGACACTCTTTACGATCCCGACCAGGACGTCTGGCGCATCGAGATGCGCTTTCACCAGTCCGTGCTCCGCGAGTTCGCCCAGGGCGTGCCCTGCAACGTCGACACCGGAGAATGCCTCGACATGGGCCACGGCTTCGCCCGCTTCACCGACACCGTGCCGCATCTCACCGGCCTGTGGCGCTCCGCCCTCCAGAGCTACCGGCTGGACCACTGCCGCAACCTCATCGACCCCGCCTGGCAACTGTTCCAGGATGACGCCCGGTTCTACGCCCACGCGCCCCACTTCCTCTACAAGCGCAAGCGCAAGGAACCCGGCCTCGGCAACGAAAAGAACGTCTGTCTGGCCTTCGGCAACCTGCTTTCGATCTACGCCCGGCAGGGGTTCCGCACCCATGAAGCCATCCGGTATCTGCAACGCTCCGGCATGTGGGACGACCTCGCCGAATACTACCGCCGGCGCGGGATCGGCAAGGACGAGTTCCGCCAGCTGGTCGAGCAACGATTGATCGAACGGCGACTCCTGGGGAGAGCCGCGTAGGCATGAGCATCAGGAAGACCAAGACGGGGTGGTGTGTCGATATTTGGCCCCATGGCCGCGATGGCAAACGGGTACGCAAGACCCTGCGCACCAAGGCCGAAGCCAAGCGCCTTGAAGCCTATGTGTTCGGCAAGGCCGCCTCGGGCGAACCCTACCAGCCCAAGAAGCGGGACAATCGTCGCCTGCGTGAACTCATCACCCTCTGGTACGAGTTTCACGGCGTCTCGCTCAAGGACGGCAAGCGCCGCCTGTCACAGCTCAACGCCCTGGCCGACATGATGGGCAACCCCATCGCCCGAACCATCACCGCCATGGACGCAGCTCGCTTTCGTCAAAAGCGGCTTGCCGACGGCATTTCGCCCAGCACGGCCAATCACGATCAAGCCCACCTTCGGGCCGTCTTCAACAAGCTCATTCGCCTCGGTGAATGGGACCAGGGCAACCCCTTCGCCAGCATTCAGCCTCTGCGCCTGGACGAAAGCGAACTCGCCTATCTCACGGAAGACCAGATCGACCGTCTCCTGACCATTCTGGAACACCGCCCCAATCAGGACGCCGCACTGATCACCCGGCTCTGCCTCGCCACCGGCGCACGCTGGTCGGAAGCTCAGTACCTTCGCGCCGAAAACCTGCGGGACGGTCGCGTCACCTTTGTCGCCACCAAGAACGGCCGCAATCGGACCATACCGCTCCCCCAGGGCCTCTACCGCACCCTGGTCGAGCACGCCCCCAAGATCGGCCGCGTCTTTCCCACCACGGGGTACAATCCGTTTTCGGACGCCATCAAGGAAGCCGGCATTCGGCTGCCCAGGGGGCAACGAACTCACGTACTCAGGCACACGTTCGCCAGCCACTTCATGATGAATGGCGGTGACGTATTAACCCTGCAGAAGATCCTGGGACACCAGACGATTCAGATGACCATGCGCTATGCGCACCTATCCCCGGACCACCTCGCCGACGCCATCAAATTCGCGCCGAAGGTCCGTAGACAGAATGTAGACACATCAGAAAAAGAAGAAGAACCAAGCCAAGGAAGGAACCGCTAAGTGCTTGATTTCATGGTGCCGGTGGTCGGACTCGAACCGACACGCTATCGCTAGCGGCGGATTTTGAATCCGCTGCGTCTACCAATTCCGCCACACCGGCAGCGAGGCAGGATTATACGGGTCCTC